TGCTTGGTCATTTGTTCCCATTTTAGTTGTTGTTGAAATACCATCAAAATTAGCAGATGGATTATCATTAATTAAAATAGTCCCAATTGAATTTATTTCTCCTTCTGATAAAGCTAATAAAACATTTAGATAATTTTTATCTCCATCTGTTCTTATGTAAGCATTGATTATATTTCCGCCTACTCTATGTTTTCCATAAATAACTGGAACTGCTATTCCAACCTCTTGAACTGTTCTTATCCCATCCCAACCATATGTTGGGGAACTTTCATCTAAACCTTCACCCATTCCCCCAAAACTACCTGTTCTTGGTTTGTTAATAATAGCTGAAACAATTGAATAAGCAGTAACTGCTATCGAAGCTACTAAAACTACTCCTTGCCAAAAAGTAGCTGCTGCCCACCAAGTAGCAATTGCAGTAAATTTAGGTTCTCGTGTTATAATTATTTCTGTATCTTTTTTAACTTTAGAATTTAAATCAACTTTCTTTCCATTAATAATTGCTTTTATATCTGTAGTTGGATACCCCAATATCTTTACACAATCCAGTATGGTTTTCCCTTCTACTTTATCAAAAGGAATAACTTCAACTTTTCTTCCTTTGTATTTTAATATATTTGGAATATATTTTAATTTAACACTCATATCTATAATATCCTTCTACTCTTTCTTCCCAACCAGCTGTCAATCTTGTAATTACAACTCCTACTTTTGTTCCATGAATAAACTTTCCATTTGATAAATAAACACCAGCATGAAAAGTAACTCCTTTTGAATTGTTAAATAAAACAACATCTAAATATTTAGGTTGCTTTACTGGTTCCCAATTTTCATAATAATTATCTATAAATAAATTCTTATCATGCAAAGACCAATTTCGTTCATAATTTTCTAAATCTAAAACATTTACATCAAAACATTCTTTATAAATGAATAAAATTAATCCCCAACAATCCACCTTACCTTCTTCTCTTCCGTGATGTAGATATTGCCAGCCTAAATATTTACTAACTAATTGTTTTTCGGATAATATCATCTTGTATAAATTGCTCTCGAAGGAATACTGGGAAAAGCCCCATATCTACTTGAATTGTTTAAAACTCTGCATCTACTTAATACTTTTGAACATTCTGTTTCAGCTCCTACATAGCCACATTCAGGTGATTTAAATTTCCAACCGCAAGTATTTCTTGAAAATTTTCTTGCTGGTAATTCAACTTCTAAAACATCAAATTTACTTGTTAAGTTAAATTCAACATTTTGTTGGTCTGCAGTATATGAATCAATATAATAAATATGTTTGATATAAGCATCTGCATCATCTAATAAATCAGCAAATACTTGTTTTATCTCTACTTTTAATCCCCTAAAATCATTTGCTTCTAAATAAGCTTGAATTAATCTTGACACATTACCTAATATTACTTTAATAGTATCAATTTGTCCTTTTGTATTTTCAGAAATAAATTCATGAGAAATTGGAAATTTAGTATATTCTTGACTATCAAATGTTATATTAGTATTATAATTTGTGAAGAATAAATCAGTGCTTCCATCGTAATCATAAATAGTATAAAGATACAGTGGTTGGTTCTCTTGAGCATTCTTAGATTTTACAAAATCAGAATCTAAACTTCTCATAAAACCTCCACTAAAGTAACTTGGCAATTATATGAACCAATATTTTCTCTTTCAAAAACAAATGAATTTTCTTTAAACCTAACTGTATAAGTTACGCTATCTAAAGGTTCTGTAAATTCAAATGAATCATATATCCCTTCTCTAGCTATAAAGTAATCTCTAATTTCTAACATTTCTGCTTTAGTATTAACATTAAAAGAAAGTTCAAATTCTCTTTGACTAGAAGACCTTTTCTTTCTATATTGATTAATCCCATTTTCAAATTCTGTTTTTAAAACATCAAAGTTAACAGTTACTTTATAAGGGAAACCTCTTTCAAATAAATTATAATCATTAGCCATTTTAATTACCTACTATATTTTTTTATTGCCTCTCTAAAATTTGAGTTACTTCTTAATGATTGGGCTAATCCTGTTGAAAGTGTTTCCATATTTCTTGATACATCTCTTGAATCCCAAGCTTGTATTACTACTATTGGTTGAACTATTGTCTCTCCACTTCGTGCATTTTCTTGAGTCGGAACAACTGCTTCTCCTTTATGTAATTGATATAACCCTGTTGAAGGTACAAAATCAGTTCCGGTTGCAAAGCTAGTTGTTGGAGGAACCCAAGCTGAAAGAGAACTAGAAGCAGAACCAGCAGAAGATACAGCTGAAGCTAATCCCGGTGATGAAGATGCAACCCCTCCACCGAAAAGCATCCCTAATCCTGTTTTAATTCCAGTCATTATTTGTAATGCTACCCATTCGGCTGCTAAATTTGCCATCATTTGAAGAACTGCATCACCAAATTCTGCAAATGCTTCTTTTGCGCTTTGCAATTCACCTTTAAATGCTTTGAAAAAGAAATTAGAAAAAGCATTTTGTATATTAGCAGCTGACTGAGTTGCTAGTTTTTCCATAAATTTAAATGACTCACCTGTTTCTTCAGCCACTTTTTTAGTATTTGCAGTTTGTAAAGCATAATAATCTATAATTATCTGACTCATTATTTCATATTCTAAATCAGTCATGTCTGTCTTTTCTTTTAATGCTTTTAATGTAGCATTTTTTTCAAATTCAATTGCTTTAACTCTTTTAGCAACCCCTTCTAATGATTCTAATGTTAATTTTTTTTCCCATTCTCTATATTCAGCTTTCCTTTTAATTTGTTTTATCAAATTTTCTTCAGAAACTTTAAATCCTTCTTCTTGAACTTCAGCTAATGTTTTATTATTTGTAATTGCATTTTTTAATTGACCATTTAATTGTAAAAGACGAATTGTTAAAGAATGTATTTGTTTCTCTTCTTCTTCTGTTGCCCCACCAGCTTGTTTTGTTGCTTCAATCAATTTAAGTAAAGAAATAATTGCAACTGAATTTTGTTTAATTTCTTGCTTTTGGACATCAGTTAACGTATCTGCTCTTTCTCTTAATAACTTATTATTTTGTGCAATAGCTTTGGATAATGCAGTTCCAGTTGAATTAATATAATTTTCTTGAGCTTCTTGTGCGGCTTTATTTGCTTTAGCGGCTTTCCACCAAGCATCAGCTAACTCAATAACTTTATAAACTGCTATTGTTATAACTCCAATTACCCCTAATAATAAAGCATTATGACTCATTAAAAATCCATTTGATATAATTATTTTAGTTGTTAATGCGGCATAAGCCCAACCTAATCTTTCAATTAATAAAATAAGACCTGGAAATGACATTAATAAAAATCCTATTGGGATTAACATTCCTCCTATTGCGGCAGTTACTTTTATTATCCACCCGAATAATTTTTTGTTTTCTTCTGCAAATTTGCTTACTTTCCCGGAAGCATCAATTAAAACTTTGATTAAATCTTTCATAGCTGGAACTAATGCTGTTCCTATTACTACTCTTGAATCAAAAATAGCTGCTTTTAATCTATCCCATTGAAAGGAAAGAGTAGTTGTTGCTTTTTCAAATTTCTTTTGTGTTAAGCCAGCTCTATTTAAAATTGCTGTATGGTCTAATAGTGCTTCATTAACATCACTCAATGCAACCGCCCATCCTAATAATCCTCTAATGTTTGGAGATAATTTGGATAAGTATTCTATTTGTGCCCCATTTAATTTCTGTAAAGTTTTTACAAAATTGTCTCCTCTTAAAGCATTAACATTCCATTCTAATCCCATTTCTTTTGCAGTATCAATTGCTTCATCTTGAACTTTTAAAACTGACCTTAAAATCCCCCTTAATGCAGTTTGTGATTTTTCTGCGGATAAACCACCTTTAGTTAATACAGATATTGCTGTTCCATAATCTTCTATTGTCATTCCTGCTTGTGCTGCCATAGCTGCTGTAGTTCCTATTGAGCCAGCTAATCCTTCAAATGTAATTCTACCTCTTTCTACAACTGAATGCATCCAATCTGCTGCATCCGTAATGCTTTTTATTTCTCCCTTAAAGGTTTTCATTATTGTTAATAAAGCATCAGTTGCAACATCAACAGAAGTAAAACCTCCAACAGCTGCTTTAGCTGCAATTGTCATAAAGTTCATTGCATCGCCTGCAGCTACCTGAGCTGATAAAACATCATAAGTTCCTTTTGTTAATGATTCAGTTGTTTGTCCATATTGAATCGCCATTGCTCTAAGTTCAGTTGAAAATGATGGAAGGAAGTGTTCTGTTGTGGTAGTTAACATTGAATTAACAAAAGCCATTTGCTTTTCAAAATCCATTGCTGCTTTTACTGAAAATGCTAAAGCTGCGGTAATAGCTGCACCTGCTATTAACATATTTCTTCCAGCTGTTTTAAATACAGCGGAGTTAGCTTGTACTGCTGCTGATAAAGAAGTAACTTGACCTTGTGCAGTTCTCATTCCAGCTACAAAGCCAGCCATATTTAATGTTAATAATACTGAAAGATGTCCTAAATTGTCAAGAGCCATTTACTTTTTCACCTTTTTCTTTATTATTTTTTTAATTCTTCCCAAATTGAAATTTCCCATTGGAAGGTTATCCCCTTTAATTACTGGTGTTCCATTATTTTTATTTCGTTCTTCTTGTGCCTTCTTTTCAACTTCAATTGCTTTCAAAAAAATTGCAACGTTTAAATTAAATTCTTGTAATGGTAATTCGAGAATCTCCGACGGGAGTTTATGATATCTGCAACCCATTGCATCAACTATTATAGGTAAATCACCTTTTAAAAAAGGTTTTAGGTTTTTTATTTGCATTATCTAGTTCCAGCTATGGAATTAATTAAAAATGCTTGGTCTTCTAAATTAATTTCACTCCAGAATAGATATTCATCTTTCTTTTCCGGGTCAAACTTGATTAAAATCTTTGGTTGTAAAATTCCCTTTTCTATTATTATTTCTATAAAAGCATTTAAAAATTTATTTGTTTCTTCATCTGCTGATGCTTTTTTTAAATCTTCTGCTTTTTTTTCTGATTGAACAAATTCAATAAAAGGATTAGGTACGTCTTTTAATCCATTTTTTATAAAATCAATCGGCGAAAGTTTTTTAATTTTAAATTTTGCCCCTGATGGAGCAGTTATTTCACATTCTTTAAATACTTTCTTTCTATATTCACTTGCTGTTATTACTTGTTCTTCTTTAGCCATTTTGCTCCTTTTATTTATTTAATTAATACTTTAATTAAAAGATGAATCAAGACATTAATTCTTCTTTTATATCTATTCTTCTAATTCGTCTTCAATATATCCAATCTGTTTGCCGGTAGGCATATCAGTATCTGGAAATAACATAAATGTTACTGGCAGAACTGCTATATTATCTTTCGCTAATACAGTATCTCCTACTTCAGAGATAAATGCTTTGTAGCAATAGAACTTCCTATCAAGACCTTCTGGTGATACCCCATAAAACTCTAAAGTCTTATAAGCCACCGTAGAAGTTGTCCCTAAAGACAATGTCTGAGTTGGGCCTGCTGCACCAACTGCATCAGATACATCCCAAACAACTTTAAGATTAGCAAGAGTTGCCTCTGCTATTTCAGTCTTAACAGTATAAGATTCTCTTACTTTTGATAATCCAACTGGACTTAAATTCTGGTCAATTATCTTTTCAAATACTTCATTAGTCTTTGTAATCGTTACTCCACCTCTTGTAGAACCTACAGAAGTTCCGTCGATTTTGAAATCTCCGATTCCGACTAATACGTTTTTTGCTGTTACTGAAATGTTAATCACCCCCTTTTTTAATTAGATTTTTTAAAACATATTTCTGATTATTTAATTCTGAATCGTGGAAAAATATTGTTTCCCATCCATATCTTCTGAAATATGCACTTCTTTTATTTTCGTATTCTTTTATTGATTTAAAACCTTTTAATTTATAAAAGCTACCATATACTTCTATTGCTATTTTTTTATTATCTGTTCTGATAAAGTCAGGAAATTTTTTCCCAATCATAAAATCAAAGTTACCTACAAATTTATATGGGAGATTATGTAATAAAATTATATCTATTAATTTTTGTTCCAACGAAGATATTTCTCTTCTTGTTCCTACTTTCTTACAATATTCAGGGTCTTCCCATTTTTTACGAGAAATAATACTCTTTTCTTTCTTCATCTTTAGCGCTCTCTTTTCTCCATATAACTCTTCATATGTCTTCCCTCTTAATCTTTTACCCATTTTCTTTAAAGTTTCTTCTGAATAAATACCTGTCTTTCCTTTATTCCAAGTGTCGTTTCCCTTCATTCTTTTACTCATTGCTTTACTAATACCTAAAGAACCTTCTTTTGTCATGTTATGTTTCTTCTGACCGTTAATACTTTGTCCTTCTTTTATCTCTAAAGCCTTTTCTATACCATAAATCTCTTCATATGTCTTTCCTTTAATATGTGATTTCTTTCTACCTTCCTTATAAGCTTTTAACATACCTAATCTTATATTTTCTTTATGTTCTTTTGTTAATAAGTTTTTCATTAGTTTAATTTACTCACTATCAGGTTAAAATATGTCGCTTGTATATAATATTTAATTTCATTCGAATAAAAAACAGGAAGAGACCTTTCGAATTCGCACTTCAAGCTTCTCATTACTCCTGTTTCTTCTAGTTTAAAATTATGGAGTAATGTAATAACTCTCTCTGTTATATCCATTACATTTATGTTATTAACTGCATCTAATGCTTGTATTTGCATATCATATTCTCTTACTTTAGATGTATCTAATCCTTCATCAAATTGGTTTGCTGTTAATTTTCCAAATAAAAGCATTTTGTTAAATCCATATTCTTTTAAGCTTTCAAAAGAACGAATATTTTTATTACTGGATGTGTAAGAAAGTAATGTTTTTAAAGCTGTATCACCAATTAGTTTTGTATTTAATGCTTGTAATATTTCCTTCACAATACCTCTCCAGTAACTTTCTTTTTAACAAAAGCCATTACATCCTTTTTTGATTCTTTCAATGCGGGACGCAAAAATCCCCCATCTGGGGATTTCACTTCTACAGCCATTGCATAAACTACGTCTGTCCCGATTGGAACTGAAAAAGCTGCTGGTCCTATTGGAGTTGGAATCCCTGCTTTAATTGACCTTCTTAGGTTGCCTGTTATAATATGTTTATCGTGTCCATGCATTCCAGTTATGTTTTCTTTAGCTCTTTTCTCAACTATTGTTGCAGCTTGGTATGCTATCTTTGCCCCAGCTGTTGTTGATAAAAGCATTGTATTTATATTAAGTAATAATCTAGGTAAACCTTTTAATTCGCTCATTTTATTTTATTAAGTGTGCACTCCAAATGGTGAATAGAATCTTTATCATATGTCTTATATACTTTCATAACTAAATATTCGTCATCTCCATCTATTACTTTATCATTTTCTAAAATATCGGCATTAGTTCCAATTAACTTAAGTGTCTTTCCTTCAAATCCTCCAATATCTTTTACATTAAAGAATCCAGTTGCTGTGTATATTCTACAAGGATAACTAGTTATACTAGATGCCCAAGAATTGTCCTCTCCACCATAAACATTATCAACTTGAGTTAACCTTTGCACTTCGACATCGTGAGTATATAAGCTAGCAAGCGCCATAATAATTCCTCCATATTAATAAAGAAAATATTATTGTTATTTGTTTTTATTGTTTTTGTAATAAAGTGTGAAGTTTTTTGAGGATTTCGTCAGGAGTAATTGTTTCTATATTACTACAATAAGATTGACGTGATATTGGACAATTGGCATACCACAAGGGAGTGCTATACCAGCAGCCCGAACATCCTTTCTTTCCTTCTATATTGATATTCTCTTTATAACCAAAGTTGTCTTTTGAAGTTGCTCCAAATAAAACAATTGCTTTGGTATTAAATGCTTTTGATATATGATTTAATATTCCTTCTGAACATATAATTAATTCTGCTTTTCTTGATAAACTACATAGTTCTTCAAAGGTTGTTTGCCCTCTTAAATCTAATGTTCCTTCTATTTTTGTTTCTTGCTTTGTTCCTACTTGGATTATCTCTATATTATGGTAATCCTTTCTAATCATCTTTACTAATGCCTTCCAATACCTGCTAGGATAGGCTTTAGTCGCTCTTAAATAGCCGTTTGAGCCGTTTAAAAGGATATATGGGTAATTAACCAGCCTTTCTAATTTATTGTTGTTTATGACGAAATTAAGGCTATAATCTTCTTCTATTAACTTTACACCAGCTGTTTTAGCTGACATCTTTAAAAGGTTACCTTTGAAGGAATTTAGTTTGTTAAAGAAATCCCAGTATGTCTTCTTATCTTCACCTTCTAAAGTTAATTCACCCTTTACCCATGTTCCTACAAGGTATCTATCATCAAAGAATAAATCATATCTCTTTGCTTCTCTAGCAGTTAATTTATTTAAATCATAACCACAATTACCCGTAAAAACTACATTGTTAACCGCAGGGTCTTTCCTACAGAATTCATTTTTATCTCTTACATACAATGTTATTACTGATTCCGGATATTTTCTTTTAATAGCATGGGTTAGAAATAAAAGAGTAAGTGCATCACCTATTCCTCCAACTTTCATTATTCCTATTTTAGTTTTATTTGAATTGAATATTGAATCTAACATAATAAAAAGAGGGTAACATTAAATAATAAAATAAAAAATCAGTGTAACCCGATTTCTTTTTTATAACTCGATATAGCAAGCCATTGCATGTCTATAACCATACTCATATTTAATGTCACCCATTATTAACATTTAATTTATAGGAAACTTGTTCTTCTTTTACAACCTCTTCCTAACCCTTTACCTTGACCACCCATTCCTCGTCCTGTTCCGTTTGGTTTTAAGTCACCAACATTACCTACAAATGGTGTTCCACCACAATCACCTTTTCTTGGTTGTGCTGGTTCATCAATTTGTATTATTCTTTTTTTAACCCAATTTGCTGTATTTCTAAGCCATGTATTTCTCATTTAATCTCCTTTATTTATATTTTAATTGGTAGCGGAGACGGGAGTTGAACCCGATATTCTCTGCTTATGAGGCAGATGTGATAATCCGTTTCACTCCTCCGCAATTGATGTCGGTGGCAGTTGTCTGCGATTGCGTAGAGAATCTTATCATCAACATATCAATCAGGTTACCACACCACACCGACATTTAAAAATACAAGGGTAGGAGGGAATTAAACCCTCATTAGCAATATCGTTTACTTCGCCATAATAGAGCTTAAGATATACATGGGCTTCAACTACTACCCCATTTAAAAGAACAAAAATAAGGTGAGATTAATGATTACTCACAAGCCTTGAATTATGTTATATTATTCAGCCACGCTCACTCTCTAACCGTCGTTAAAAAGCTTAATGAGCTAAAGGATTGGTTACCTTTAAGAGAATACAGCCATCACTGTTTAAATAACGATTTGTTCTCTTCTTACGAAGCTAATGGTTGTACGACCATCGCTTTTTCAGCCTTATATAGCATAACTTGTACCACAAATAAAAAACACTTTTCAGTATCTCTTATCCTGCCTTACACTTTAGCAAGGTGTTATTCAGCCACTTATTATAATTTTTAAAGAACAACTAATACTCCTAATGTTCCATATCTAAATAAATCTTCTAATAAGAAATCTTTAGTTGGAGTTATTTTGAATCCCCCAGCTTTAATTGACCAAGCTATGGGTAATATAATTAGTGCATACCATTTTCCTAATATAACGAATGGAATTGACACTAGTAATCCGTAAACTATTCTTGTTAATTTATCATTGCTACCTAATAACCTATTTAGTTTTGAATTTGTTCCATATCCCATACTTAATATCCCTATTAAGATTAAATAAGCAAATGATTTTAATTTATTTTTCTTTTTAGAAGTTGCATTATATAAAGAGGCTAATGATGGAATTAAATATCTTCTAATCCATTTATATCCTTGCCCTCCGAGCATTCCGAAAATTGTTATAACAATTACTGTTAATATTTTATTCATTTTAAATTTTTAACCAATGTTTAATATTCTCAATAAATTTATTTATCCCTGAATATGTAAAACAAGAGCCCTTCAAATCGCTAAGAGCATCAGCCAATTCACATCTTTTATATCTTATTGTATCTTTAATTATTCTTAATTGTTCATCAGTAAGAGGATGCTCAAGTTCAAAGCTTTGTAAATATATTTCTGTGTATCTCATTTTTTGGGTTGTTTTACTTTTTTATCTGGTTTCGGAATATCAATTCCTAATT